TATTCCATCTTCCCCATCTATTAGGAAGCCTGTCACTTCTGCTTTGGACATAGTGTGACCATTCTTGTCATCCCATAGACTCTTAGCATTAGAGAATGCTGGGATTTGATAAAACTTAATACCATTGAAATCATGACTCACTTCATGATGTTTGTCTCCTGTGAAGATATAGAAGTTATTATGGAAAGACCATCCTTCTCTATATTCTATTGGAAACAATGCAGCAAGCTTTGCAGGCTTAATAGCATCTCCATGATTAAACATCAATGCTGATCTACCATAGCTTATGTACTTTCTATACTTAGGAGAACAATCAAATGTTAATCTCTCTGTATTTCTAAAGTAAGTCTGTAACCAATTAACCATATGCCATCCTACAAACTCATCATGATTACCTGCTACATACACAACGTTTACATTCTCAGCATATTGTAATAACATTGTAATCATCAAAACCTCATGTCCACAAATGTATTCAAAAGATGTTTGATATGTGTGAGTGTTTGTTTGAGGAGTGCCCTTTGTAGTCATTCCTGTAAACTCACTGTTAAACTCGTCAGAACCAATGATATACGTAATTTGTTCTAGGTTATTTGAAAGCAGTGCTTGACTAGCAATCACCTCTACCTTATACATAATGTTAGCCAACCTATCTACAATATTGTTGTTACCATCTATGTCATATTTGTTCAAGTGAGAGTCTTGTTTGTTAATTACTAGCATACCATTTGGTTTGCCAAAATCAACCTTAGGACTCATAACCTCTTGACTTACAGGCTTATATGAATCTAAAAAGTCTACAAACGCATCTTGAAAAACTTGTTCTGTAGACTTCTTCCCTAACCATGCTTTGACTTGCCAATGAGGTGTTTCTCCATTTCCCCAGTAGTTCTGTACGTACTTTGTAATCTCCCACTTATCTGTGTCAATCTTACACTTTACTATAAGCTCATCTAAGCTTTTGATTTCATCCTTTGTATTGATGACAATCTCTCCAGTTCCTTTAAGAATGTCTTCCTCAAATCTTACTATTGTTTCCTCTAACTCAGAAACGTAGTTACCTAATTCTGCTTCTTGTATAATACTTTCTCTAGTTCTTAACTCTTTTAATAACTCATCAACGTCTGATTCTGCAATTCCAAGCTTATCAGCGTAGAATTTTTTACTCTTTTTCCAGTGCAAAATCTCTTCTAGCTGGTTTAGCAATGCTTGATTCTCAGGCATATATAGTTTATTTTGGTTAAAATTATTGTAAAGATAGGAACTATTTCTGAAATTCCCAAAAATAACCTAACTATTTTGGTTATATAGAATAACTTTTTTAGTTAGAGTTTAAACAAAAACCCCCAGGGTAGAAACCCTAGGGGAGACCTTCTGTAAACCAATAAACAGAGGTTTTAAATATTAAACTGGTTGGCAGTCTCCCACTTGTAAAGTGAACGTACCAGAGCCATTGATTGAACAGTTTACTGTGTTTAAGTGTAGGTAGTAAGTACCTGCTGTTAGAGTGTTTCCTGTTCCAAATGTAGTCCAAGTACCAGGAGTAGATCCTACTTGTGTGTATGTTAGACTATACAACATTATACTGTCTGTACTATCATAAATGTATGCATAGTATGTTCTTGTACCACTTCCACTGTAATAGTATCCACCTGGAATGATTGCTGCTGTATATCCTAGAGCTATTGTAAATTGAGCACTCTCTCCATTAGAACATGTAGCAATAGCGTTTCTATCACCTGTGATACAACTAAATGGTGCACTTGTAGTTGTGGTACTTGTAGTGCTAGTGCTAGACGTACTTGTGGTAGTGGTGGTTGTTGCAGGGGCTCCAGCTACAGATAGATAAAGATCTCTTTGGCAAACTCCTGTAGATCTTACTAAGATTTCTGTAGTTCCATCTGGGACTAAAATTGAAGTATATCCAGCAACAAGAGCTGCTCTAGAAACACCAGTTTCAAATGCTGTTGTGTAACCATCTACATTTGAATATAAGTTGAATGGACCTGTATCTGATCCTGCTAGGGTAAGTGTTATTAATATTGTCATATTGGTTTGTTTTTATCGAAGAAGTAATATTGCTCCAGTTATTATAGTTCCACTGCCATCGTTTAATGCAAATGAGTAACCATAAGCAGTAGAGCTTGAAAGCATTCCTGAATTGTTTAATCTACCATTCCAAGGAACATATACAGAATTATTTCCTGAATATGGAACGAATCCACCAGTAGCAAATACCCAAGTCATATTTGGATAGTTTGAATAAACTAATTCAATAGCTGTTGAATTGATTACTTTATAAATTCTAACTACATTAACAGCAGGATTACTACTTTCAGGTATAAATGCATTAGGTACAAAATATGTAATTGTAGCTGGAGTTGGTAATGCACAACCTCCAGGTACACCAGTTGTATTAGTTAGTTCAGTTATGTTAGTATTAGTGCTAAAACAACTACCATCACATGCTGATGAATAAGGACATGTTTCTACAGCGTATATAGTAAACGAAGCAAATCCTTGCCATTGTCCTGGTGATATATTTACTGTAGTAACATTACTTCCTGACTCAGAATATGGAGGTATATCACTTTGCCATGTATAATCATATCCAATATTAAATGAATAATTTTGGTCTGTAAAATATGCATTTCCATACTGATCTAGTAATGATATTTGCCAAGTTTCAAAACTGTTATAGTTACCTTGACAATTTAATTCAGAATAAGGAAGAATTGTAATATTCCAACAAGCTAAGTAAGGAAGAACTTGAGGTTGTATAGTTTGATATGGTGGACATCTATTTGCACTATATGTAGAATAAGGACTTGATGCAGTATCTACACGATAGTATGTATCAATAAATGATTTAGTAGCAATTTGATTTCCAGTAGGAGGAGTCAATCCTGTTATTGGAACTAACATTGTTGTTAAATCTGTATATGTTACTAAAGCGTTGTTTGTTAGCATTTAACTATACCTGATTTATATTAAAGTTGAGTCCATGTGCTTCCTCCATTTGTAGATCTAAATAATCCAGTTGTTGATCCAATCAATCTATATGGTCCATCTGTACCACCTACTGCATAGTCTGTAAATTTCCTTTCTCCCATACCACTAACGCTACCATTAACAACAGATCCTAAAGTATTACTACCAACAGGAGCTGTTTGTGTTGGGAAAGCAGTTTGACTAGTGCCAGGAGGATAATAAATCATTACAGTACCATATCCAGAAGGAGAGGTAGATGTATATAATTGTCCAACTCTGTACCAGTTTCGTAAGTAAGAGTTTCCAGTTTCAATACCAGTATAAGATGCTCCATAATTAGTAGATGTAAACATAAAGCCTCTTGTTAAATATTCTGCACCATAGTTTGGCACAGCACCTGTTACAACAACAGTTGAACCATCACTACTACAACTAACATCTCTTACATACGTAGTTCCAACACTTATTGATTGCCAACTTGCACCATAGTCAGATGATCTCAGCACATATCCTGCAAGACCATTAGCAGTAAATGAAAGATACATATATTGTCCATCATTGCTTATTGCTATTCCTTGTATATAGTATTCATATGCTTGCGTAACAACTGACCAAGATCCAGCAGCTCCATAGTTATTTGAAATCTTTGTCTGAGCAGTCTGAGCACCTCCAACACCAGTTTCATAACAAACTATTACATACTGTCCATTTCCAGACATTCCTACTCCTTCAAAATATTCTGTAGCATTACCTCGTATTCTAGTAGTTATATCAACAAAACTTGCACCAGTGTTACTAGATAACATTAATGGACCTTGTAATGAAGCAGCCATCATATACTGACCTGTATCAGACATTGCTATTCTATCCCAATAGTATAATGTGTTATTAGAAGATTTTTGCCATGTTGCACCATAATCAATAGATCTATATAAACTTCCTTCTAAGAAGTTCATTCTACTACCATTAGATCCAGTTGCTACCATTTGATATTGACCAGATCCTCTACTTGCAGATACTGCTGTTATAGGAATTCCTCCATTCTGATCTTGGAAAGTAAAATTTATAGGAGTTGCTTGTCCATCAATAATAGTTAATTCTATACTATTAGGAGCATATATAATTTCAGGATTAAGAGGAATTATAGCAGGTTGTGGTCCACTTGTGTAGTAAAAAGTACCATCAGAAACTACATTTCCATTTACAGATAGAGTTACGCTAAAATATCCTGATGGGCTAGTGCTAGTACCATCAACTTCTACATATAATAAATTGAAACCACTAACACCAAAGCTATAATAGTATTCAGTATTTTGAGTTGAAGATGCAGGAAGACTCCAAATTCCCACTGGTATTTGAGTAGAAAAATCATAATAAGATATTCCTGTAAAAGATATACCATAATTAGGAGTTAATATAGCATCTCCAAATATTGCAACGTCACTTTTTACAACAAGTTGATTTTGAGTTTTGTTTACAAAAGCAGGATAGTTAGCTACACTATCAGGCACAAGTATATAATCTTCAAAGTCTTGTTTAGTAATTTGTTCAGTACTTACAGGAATAGGCTGAGTTGAAAGAAAGAATAATTGATTACAAGCATCTTGTAAATTATTAAATGATATACACTGATTAGGTAGTAATGTATTCCAACTCATTATTTGTTTAATTTAGCTTCTAATTCTGCAATACGTTTTTCTAATGCTGCTATTTTCAAAGTATGAACATCCATGTAGTTTACAGATAGTTTATCTTCTCCTGTAACTGCATCTGGAAGTATTGATTGTACTTGTTGAGCTGAATATCCATATCTAACTTTATTTGTTTCATCATCAGTTCTTACAAACTTGATTACATCTATTCCTAATAAATCTACTTGAGGATTTGTTTCAATTACATTTTTATATCTAATATCAGAAGACTCAAAAAATCCTGTTGCTGTGATAGATGTACTAGATACCCAACCTTGTCCTGTTAATGCGTAGAAAGTATAGTTATTAGCTTGATTGTATATACCTGTATTAGTATTATCAAATTGTACAATTCCTGCTGTTTTAAAGTTGTTTCCAGTATATACAATTTCAGATGTAGCAATCGTTGTACCATCATCAACAAATCCACTATTACCAAGCGTTGAAGCACTTGTAAATTTACCTATATAATTAGTTGTTCCAGAAAGTGCTACTGATGAACCACTTGAACCAGAAGATCCAGAAGATCCAGATGAGCCAGATGTTCCACTAGCTCCAGAAGTTGCACTTGATCCACTAGACCCTGAAGATCCACTAGACCCTGAAGAGCCAGATGATCCAGATGATCCACTTGTTCCACTTGTACCATTTCCACCTGGAGAACCTGTACCACCAGAGGTACCAGAAGATCCAGAAGAACCAGAAGAACCAGAAGATCCTGATGTACCAGAAGATCCTGTAGCTCCACTAGATCCAGTTGCACCTGATGTACCTGAAGTACCAGTACTTGTACCTGCTGTAGCAGATGTACCTGCTGAGCCTGAACTACCACTTGTTCCATGAGTTCCTGCACTTGCAGATGTTCCACTTGTACTACTAGTACCACTGGTACCAGAACTACCATTTGTTCCTGAAGATCCTGAACTACCAGATGTTGCAGATGTTCCAGCTGTAGCTGATGTTCCAGATGATCCTGATGATGCACTAGTACCAGACGTACCATTACCACCAGCAGCCCCAAATAAGTTTACAGTCCATTGTGGATATGTTCCTGAACCTGTTGTTGATACTATATTAACAACCATGGCACCTGTAAGACTATCATAGCTTGTAACAGATCCTTGCATTGTATTAGAACCATCATATGATAATAAAACTGTTTGAGCAACACTATAAGCTAATCCTGTACCAACAGTTAAGGTTTGAGTACCATTTCCTATTGTTAAAGGTGTAATGGAAGATGTTAAATATCTATCTCCATTTAAACCAGCAGTACCAGAACTTCCAGAGGAAGCTGATGTACCACTTGTTCCTGATGACGCACTTGTGCCAGCAGTAGCAGATGTACCAGTAGAACCTGATGTTCCAGCTGTAGCATCTTGACCTGAAGTACCTGCTGTTGCATCTACTCCTGACGTACCTGCTGTACCTGATGATCCAGAACTTCCATCAGAACCAGAAAGACCAGAACTTGCAGAAGTTCCTGATGATCCAGAAGTACCATTAGTTCCACTTAAACCAGCAGAACCTGATGTACCATTAGAACCTTCTCTACCAGAACTTCCAGATGTTCCACTAGAACCAGTGTCACCACTTGTACCAGATGAACCAGCACTACCAGTAGCACCACCAGCACCTGAGGTACCAGAAGAACCATTGGTACCATTAGCTCCTGAAGCACCAGACGTACCAGCAGTACCTGTGCGACCACTAGAACCAGAAGTTCCAGAAGTACCATTAATACCAACAACACCATTGCAAAGAGCGTCATCTATTTTTGATAGAGCACAGTCTAAGTTATCTCCAGTGTGAATTCCTGAACAAGGAAGGTTTGGTCCATTATATATAACAAGATCTGCTGTAGTTGCACAAGGAAGTGAATTACAGTTTTCGTTAGGATGATAGTATGCGTTGTAACAAGGATCTCCAGGATTGCAAGCCATTTTATAATTAGTTTAAGAAGATTAAGGAATGTACATGATATAATATGCAGCTATGACAGGTTGAATGTTTGGGTGAGAAGCATTAGATCCTGTATTAGCATTTGTAACAGCTATACTAAGTGATACTGGTCCAGCTCCACTAGCACTTGTTATACCAGAGTTATGTGATTGAACACTAGCAGGTAACATTTTATATGAAGAGTTTCCACCTTGTGCAGTTTCATTTGATATAACTTGTGTAGAATTAGGAACACTTCCTGAACCAGGACCCCCACCTCCCATAACTATATGAGTATGATTTCCAATTGATCCAGATGCTACCACTGAGGCAGCGTGTGAATGTGAAGGAATTTGAGATGTGATAAGTGTAACAGTATTTGCACCTGCTGTGTTAAATACAGCATAGTTTGGATTGCCTGGATTTGCTGGATTTACAGCAGCATCTAAGCCAACTCCTATTGGAGGTACATTAGCAATAGCTCCAACAGCAACACGTCCTCTTTTATCAGGAGTGCCATTAAGACCATTACATAAATATACTTTATAGAATCCAGCAGCATTTAAACCTGCACCTGTAGCATCAAAGTTAGTTAATGATCCATAGTATTCATATGCTACATATGGAACCATTTTTAAATATTGTTGGTTTGAACTACCACCACCTTGACTAGCTATATAAGCTGCAATCAAAGCATCTAAGTCTGCTAGCTTAACATAGTTTGTATCTACATCAAGTGTAAGAGCAGCAAGATCAGCTACTGTTGTACAAAGCTTTGTTATGACAGCTTGTAAAACATCATGAGTGTCAGAAGACGCAGTTACTCCTGTAAGACAACCAATTGAATAATCAGCATTAAGTATAGCTAATGTATTATTAATAGCTACAATCTGTGCTTGTAAATTACACTCTCCTTTAGAAAGAGCTGTAATCCATTCTTTAGATGTATGAGTTAAACCTGCTGTAAGATAGCCAGTAACTAATGCACATACATCTCCTGCACTAAGAGTGATTGCATCTCCTGTACCAGTTAGTAAAGGAACTAGAGCATTCATTATAGCTTGTTCAACAGAAACTAAATTGTCTCCTGTTTCAACACCTAATGCAGGATAGTTTATACCTGTATATCTAACACATTCATCAGACACTGTCTGAACACATCCATTATAGCAACTTTCGCAAGACATGGTTTATTTATTTATGAATTAACACTTTAACTCTACTAACCACCTGAGATGTTGTGGGAATACCACATATCATAGCATAGGTTGGGTTACAAAGTCTGTATGTTAATATTTGTTTGTAATTTAATAAATCTTGTATTATCTCTCCAGGAATATAATTATTCACAGAGAAGACAATATTATTATATTGGAGATTTGCCCAATATGTTAATCTTTCATCAATTTGTGTTAATGTAACAGGAATACTGGCATCAATAACACAATCTGTTAATCTTGGTGATAACATCTTTTATTCTATTTGTAGCAGTTTTAAGTTTGTTGTTGCATGCTGAACATAGGCCATTAATTAATTGACAGCCACAACCTCTACAGTTTGCCATATTAAGGAAAATTAATTATATAGTTGTTTCCTGTACAACCACATTGGTTTGCAATAAAATAATCTAATTGTCTATTAGCTTGGATATATAACTTGTTGGCTGTATCAATAGCACAGTTATTAGCTGCTGCTATGGAGCCTTGAATCATAAAATTAATACTACTTAAAACTACTTTTGCTTGGGTTCTTATAGCTGAATCACATTCCATCATGTCTAACTTCATAAATGCATTATCAAACTTTTCTTGAATAAGTTCAGTACGCATGATGTTCTTTTCTACATAATTTACATTAGCAGGAGCAACTGAATATTTCATGAAATATATTCCATCAGGCAAAGGGGATGTTGCTGGGAATGGAGTTAATCCTAAAATGATTGAGTTATAAACATTAAAGCTATTAACATTAAATGGAATAGCTACAGGTGTTGTGAAACCAGGAACAGTAATCTGCATAGTAGGAGCACTTACATTAGGTGGATCTGTATCATAGACAGATATATCAGCTATACCCAATGTTTGTGTAGTGTATGTGTTAATTACTAAAAAATCTAATGTCATGGTTATTCTAATAAAAATGCCAGAGGATTTGAGATATCCTCTCACCCTCTGGCATAGGTTAATATGATGCTACCTTTTTCTTAAGGGATCAAAGTAGTTGTTGTTGAAGTGCTAGGCCATACAGTAGTTGTAGTGCTAGTAGTTGTGATACAAGCTGTGTCACCTGCAACAGCTCCTAAACCAGCTACTAATATAGCTTCGATAGCAGATGTTTGATTCTCAGGAACAGCAATGATCACCATGCTATCTTCCATAATATAGTCACCCCATTGGTAAGCACTCTTATCATACTCATTGAATTTGATATAGTACAAATCATAGATCTGACCATCAGTTACCCAAGACTCAAAGTTCTCGTTGTAACCATTCATTCTGTAAAGATGCTTCAAGTAACCAGCTTGGTAACTATAGAAGTTCTTCTCTAATTGTTGAACCTCAGCAGAAGTACCAACAGCATAGTTAGAACGTTGTGTGATTACTGGAGTAGCAACTCTATTACAAGGATCGTCAACAATGAAGTCAGCAGTTGTAGCTGGACCAGAGAAGATGAAAGTTCTAAAGTAGAATCTGTCATACTCAAAAGGGAATGCAGCAACGTCACAAGGTTGTCCATAAGCAGTCAAAGGTTTACCAGTGATACGTAACAACGCACTTTGATCGTCACCAATTCTTTGGAATTGATAGAACTGACTCAAATAAATGTTGTCTGGGTTGTCACCAGGTGCACGAGATTCTAACTTTAAGATTAATGAATCAATTAAAGCAGGAACATCAACGTCTGTACAAGGATCATCACCACATCCAAGACATGGAGCATTAACTGTTACAGAACGAGTGAAACCATTGAAATACAATGTGTTTAAGTAGCTAGAGAAACCACGTAAAGTTAATGTTACAATCTCACCAGGTTTTACTGTGAAGTCAACTACATCAGTTACTTGATTCACTGGAGTAGGACAACCTAAAGATTTGTACCATTCTGTTACGTTACTCTTACAAGAAGATCCACCAGGACATCCAGAGATTTTGTCTGAACGCTTAGAACCTTGTAAGTAAGTGTTAACTCTACCTTGAGCTACATAAAAGTAAGGGGCAGCAGCAATGTTACTTGCATCTGCAACGCTGTAGTCATTTAGGAATATTCCTACTTGACCAGCTGTTAAATTCTGTGTTGATCCAGAGCTAGGTAATGTATTTCCTACTGGTACAACAAAGAGGGTGGTTAGAGAAAAATCAGCCATTTTGCTTTATATTTAATTGTTAAAAATTATTCGTTTGTTTGTATTCTGTAAATTGAGCTTTGAACAGCACTTTGGTTTTCTGTATACATTGCCAAGTTTTGTACTGTCAGATCTAATATTTCATCTTCTAGGTATAGTTCAAGTTCACAATCCTGATCGAATGAGGGTAAGCCATCAAGCATGATATATCCTGTCTTATTTATATATTGAGGATATCTCATGTAAGAGATATATATATCCTTAGGTGTAAATGTACCATCTGTGAATACAGAGATCTCATCAGAAGATATAAAGTTGAATGTTTCTTGGTATTCAAAAGAAGGTCTATAGTGGACATTGTTTAAGCAAAACTGTAAATCACCATGCTTAGCTAAGTCTCTATTAATCCATATCTTTCTATCTGTACATCTTCCTTTATCAGCTAATATGTAACTATCTATATAGAACATATACTGAGGAGTAAGAACATGTAGATATGCAAACCATTGATTTAGTTCAGCATTCTTTAATACTAAAGGAAGAGGTTGGTGGTTATAGGGCTGTACAAGACTTTGTAAGTCTTCGTAACGCTTCTTAAACGAATCCATGCCTAATCCAGAAACTGTACTAAATCCATCAACCTTTTGCTTTATAAGCTTAATTTGAGCTTCATTCAATGCTAAGATCTTATCTTCTACAGGAATCTCTTGATGCTCATTAGTGGATAGTTTATTTAGTTTCTGATCAATCTTATATAATAAACTATCTACTGGGATCATATTGCAGCTATTTTTTTACCTTTCAATTTACCTTCTAAAATCAACAATTGGTCTTGGTTATCTTCATCTGCTAAGAACTTCACTAATTCATCCTCATCAGCAGCTATTTCAAATTCACCTTCATAGACTCTACCATTAGGTCTAACTCTATAAACTGAATGAGCAACAGCTTGTTTAACCAAGTCTTTAATATGGAGTAAGTTTTCTTTCATATCTGCAAATCTGTTGAACACCTCAATTGGATTCAAACCTTGATATCTGCCATTCTTGAATTCAGTTTGTTTCAATAGGTTATCCACCTGATTGTAAACTGTTTCTTCTTTGGAATCATCAGACACTGGAAGACCAAGTAAACGAGCCACTTTCTTTTTCTTCTCAGGAGTCATACTATCAAACTTAACAATTGCTTTGTTGATAAGTTGTTTCTTCTTAAACATCACCTTGTTCTCAATATCATCATCAGCAACATAGTACTGAATATCTGCAGGGAATTCACCTCTCTCCCAAGCTTGGTAGCTAGAAGCAATTGTTGGATGAACTCTTAACCATGAGAATGCTAATTCTTGCAATGGTAATGTAAAGTCAAAATAGTTATCACCATCTAGTAACTTAACTGGTTGAACGTGCATAGAATCATCAACTGATGT